AGTAACAGAAGTAGCTCCTCTTAGTCAAATTAAAGTGCTTTCGTTTAGTGAAAAAAATGAGTGGACATTAGAAACCAAATATAACATTGGTAAAAAGAAAGAAACCTAATGGAAAAGTTCAAATCTTTTATCACAGAAGAAAAAGAAGACAAGTGCCGTATTCTCGTCATTTCAGCTGAGCCGCCAAGTGAAAAATTATTTCATACGGCACAAAGAATTTCTGATGAAGGAGAGAAGTTGGGTCACGAAATTTATGTGGTAAAGATTGAAGGAGCTTATATTACTTTTGAAGATGGTGTATACAAAATATATAATGTAGATGATAAAGATGGATTTGAAATAAACTCTTCAAATACTATTGCTATTATTCGTGGCTCAGTTCGATTAAAAAAGAGCTGGTTAGATATGCTTTCCAGATTAGAAAAGATTGGTGTTTGTATGGTCAACAGTAGGGAAACTGTTGAAATATCATCTGACAAATATAGAACTTATATAAAATTACAAGATTTTGGTTTAACTCAACCAAAAACGGCATTAGTTCCAGAACATACTGATGATTATTGGAAAGCTTCGTTAAAAACTCTTGATACTAAATTTCCAATTATAATGAAAACTTTAGAAGGTTCTAAGGGGATTGGGGTTTTATTTGTTGAATCTGAGCGTTCACTAGATTCTTTATTGGAAATGCTTTTTAAACTAGACCAAGATGTAGATTTATTAATCCAAGAATATATTAAAACTGATGGAGATATACGAGTTATTGTTTTAGGTGGAAAAGTTATTGCATCAATGAAAAGATCAGTTATTGAAGGAGACTTTAGGTCAAATGTTTCACAGGGCGCTAAAACTAAAGAATACAAATTAACAAAATTAGAAACTGAACATTGTTTGTTGGCTGCAAAAGCAATTGGTGGTTCTTGGACAGCTGTTGATTTTATACCATCTGAAAATCCAAAAAAAGATCCACCATATATTCTTGAAGTAAATCATTCACCCGGCACAGAAGGCATTGAAAAGACAACTGGGAAAAATATAGTTAAAGAAGTTATTGAATATTTTGCTAATCCAGATAATAGATATTCTGTCCCAACACAATGTGGTTGGGAAGAGATTGTTACAGTAAAACCATTTGGAAAACTAGTTGCAAAATTTGACACTGGCAATGCCAAATATTCTGTTCTTCATGCAGAAAATGTAGAAGTTAATGGTAAGAAAATTACTTTTACTCATGGAGACAAAACAATAACAACAAAATTAGTTGGTGATTATGTTTCTATAACTGGCGGTGGTAAAGATAAAAGATATTTGGTTGACCTTGATTTTGAATTTGCTGGTTCATCTTATGGAAAGATTACATTTGGTTTAGATAATAGAGATGATTTTAATACAGCTGTTTTGCTTAATAGAAAAACTATGAGAATGTTGAATGTAATGGTTAATCCTCAAAGGAAATATATAGTAACAACTAAATTTGTTCTTGACAATTAACATCAAAGGTGATATACTTATATAATGAATTTTTATACTAATGTTCTTCAGTGGGGCAACAATCTTCTTGTGCGAGCTATTGTAAATGGTGAGCGTGAAAATTTTAGAATACGATATTCTCCCACACTGTATGCTCCTGTAAAAAAGAAAACTCCTTACAAAAATCTTGATGGTGGTTATGTCACTGATTTGACATTTTCCACTATGAGAGAAGCTAAAGAGTGGATTGAAAGTCATAAATCTCAGCCAGAACTTATATGTGGAAATACTCAATATCCCTACACTTATATTTCTGATACATACAAGGGCAGAGTTGATTGGGATATAGAAAACCTTCTGATAGTTACAGTTGATATTGAGGTTCAATGTGAGAATGGATTTCCTTCACCAAGGGAAGCTGAAGAAGAACTTTTATCCATCACAATTAAAAACCACCAGAGCAAACGCATTGTTGTTTGGGGCATTGGTGATTTTAAAACAGACCGTGAAGATGTAACATATGTAAATTGTGAGAGCGAAGTACATTTGTTAAAAGAGTTTCTTGTCTTTTGGGAAAAATATCATCCCGATATCGTTACAGGTTGGAATTCAGAATTTTTTGATATTCCATATATTTGTAATCGTATCAAAAAGTTGTTTGGTGAAGATGAACTAAATCGTCTGTCTCCATGGGGTGGAATAAAGTCCCGTGAAGTTTATCAGATGGGCCGAAACCATCAGGTATATATTATACCAGGCATCGCTGCTTTGGATTATTTTGACCTGTATCGGAAATTTACATATAGTGCTCAAGAATCATATCGGTTGAACCATATTGCATTTGTCGAATTGGGTGAAAGAAAAGACGGCAACCCATACGATACTTTTAGAGAATGGTACACAAAGGACTATCAATCATTTATTGAATACAACATCAATGACGTTGAACTTGTTGATAAGTTAGAAGACAAGATGGGACTAATTAAACTTTGTTTGACCATGGCTTATGATGCAAAGGTTAATTATACAGATGTTCTTGGTTCAGTTCGTTATTGGGATATTTTGATATACAATTATTTGCGTGAGAAAAATATTGTCATTCCGCCAAAACGTGTATCAGAAAAATATGACAAGTATGAGGGGGCGTATGTAAAAGATCCTCTTATCGGTATGCATAATTGGGTGATGAGTTTTGACTTGAATTCTCTGTATCCACATTTAATTATGCAATATAATATTTCGCCAGAAACACTTATCCCCAACAGTGAGAAGGAAGATGGATTAGTAGATAAAATTCTTGCAGGCAAAGCTAAGAATAATACAGAATATTGCATGACGCCCAATGGTGCATTTTTTCGAAAAGACAAACGAGGATTTTTGCCTGAAATGATGGAGAACATGTACAATGATCGTACAAAATATAAACGACTTATGCTCGAAGCTAAACAGAAATATGAAGACACTAAAGATCCCCAGCTTCTCAAAGACATATCAAGGTATAACAATATCCAAATGGCCAAAAAGATTTCACTCAATAGTGCGTATGGTGCAATCGGCAATAACTGGTTTCGTTACTATGATCTTATGGTTGCTACTGCAATTACCACGAGCGGTCAGTTGTCTATACGGTGGATTGAAAAGGCTCTTAATATATACCTCAATAAAATCTTGGAGACAAGAGAAATGGACTACGTTATTGCGTCTGATACCGATTCAGTATACATTACGTTTGACAGACTTGTTAATACTGTGTTTGAAGGTGGAACAGAAACTAAAAAAATTGTCGATTTTTTGGATAAGGTGGCCACTGATAAAATTAAACCGTTTATTGATAAGAGTTATCAAGCTCTTGCTGAGAGCATGAATGCATATGAACAAAAGATGGATATGTCAAGGGAGGTAATTGCTGATAAAGGTATTTGGACTGCGAAGAAAAGATACATTTTAAGTGCATGGGATATTGAAGGGGTTCGTTATAAAACTCCCCAATTCAAAATCATGGGCATTGAGGCAGTCAAAAGTTCCACACCAGCAGTATGCAGACAAAAGATTAAGGATGCGCTGAACATCATTATGACGGGTGATGAGAAAATGCTAAATACATTCATACAAGAATTTAGAGAAGAATTTATGAAGTTGCCACCAGAAGATATTGCATACCCACGTTCAGTAAATGGACTTAAAAAGTTTTCATCACCCAATGGTATGTTTGCAAAGGGAGCTCCTATCCACTGCAAAGGAGCAATCTTGTATAATCATTTATTGAAGAAACATAAATTGACAAACAAATATCCTCTCATACAGGAAGGCGATAAGATAAAATTTCTACATATGAAACAACCCAATATCTATACAACAAGTGCATTTTCTTTTGCAACTTTTATGCCAAAGGAACTTGACATTTTAGACAGAATAGACTATGATGAACAGTATAGAAAATCGTTCGTGGAACCGTTAAGATTTATCACTGAAAAGATACAGTGGAAAATTGATGACAGCTACGGAACACAAGGAACACTAGAGGATTTCTTTTGACAGAGTTGCGGGCATCGTATAATGGTATTACCTCAGATTTCCAATCTGATGATGTGGGTTCGATTCCCCCTGCCCGCTCCATTATACTTGAAAAACAAGATGCATTTGATGTAGCAATTAAGTTAATGGAGTATTTTAGTGATTTTAATCGTATCGATGATTATTTTCGTGCGAGAAAAATTGAACGAGTAAAGAATATTCCTGTTGCACTTCCTGGCTTTAGTTTAGAAGATGACATGTTTCAAGATTATGATATGCATCCAGAGGATATGAATTTCTCTATTATTCAAATGCAGCCTAAAATATTTAACACACTTTTAGAAATGACTGCATCATTTTCACCAGATGAAAATCCAGGCAAGACGGCTAAGTATATTATTAAAGAAACTAACATAAATAAGATTGTAGGATTTATTCGTTTTGGTTCTCCGTTGATTAATTCTAAGCCTCGTAATGATTATCTTGGGGGGGTTCCAGATTTAGAAATTTTTAATCAAAGAGCAATAATGGGATTTAATATTGTTCCAATACAACCATTTGGATTTAATTATCTTGGTGGTAAACTTCTTGCTGCAATTTGTTGTTCTTCTGATGTTCGTAGGATGTTGAATAAGAAATACGATACAGAATTTTGTTTATTTGAAACCACATCTCTTTATGGCAACATAAAGGGAGCTTCAATGTATGATGGTATGCGGCCATATTTAAGATACAAGGGTGATACACAATCCAAGTTTTTGTTGACATTGGGTGAAGAGATATATCCAGAATTAAAAGATTGGTTTAC